GCGAACGTTAAGTTCGTCCCCCTTACGGGGCGAGGCACCATTCAACCAAGTTTGGCCTACGCTGGCATCCATACCCAGCGTAGCACTGTTTTGGCAGTGTCACCAATAGATGGCTTACGCCCTTCTGAAAGAGAAGGCGTATGTAACCATTTATGGTATAGATACTGTTGAACACGCCAATCACTTGGCACGTCCACTAGTGTTACCGGCTGCAGCACTTTCACATACTGTTGGCATGATCCTGTGTCATACATGACGTGACGCGTATCAGGCTCTCCTTTTAAAGGGGGAGCCCCGATACGGACCGGCGGTGCACCAACACGGGACTTTAGCGCGGTATTATCTGCACTGAAGTCGATGATATAGAAAGGTCCCTCCCATGGAGAGTCTTCGGGAATGATGGCATATCGCCACCGAGGTATATGATCCAAGAGCATTTGACGAAGATTAAAATAGCCACGACGGAATGCCTGATTTGTTAAATCAATCAGTCCAGTGACAGCTTCGTATTTACTCGAAACAAGACCTTTCCCACGAAAACGTAGGGGAGTAACATCTCCACGTCCTAAACCATAAACTCCGCATGACTCCCGGAGTACCCGACTTCCGTAGAACGATTTGTCTTCGTTCACTATAAAGCCGAGAGCAGTTAAGAGAGACATCGTAGCCTCCGCTTGGTTTGCGTGGACTATAATGTCATCGCCATAAACGCAGTCGTATTTCTTGACGTAAATCCGATCAGGATGAACCTGATCACGTCCAGATATATATTCGACTACGTCCAGACCAGCTGAGCCCAAGTAGTTGGCTAACATGACCACAGTGCCAAAAATTATGCACTGAAGCGGGAAAATACACGCATTGCCCATTCCAGCTATTCGATGAGGAACATAAAAAGTTCCATCTGCCAGCAATGACAGATTGGTCTTAGTCCCAAAAATCGGAACTAGGAAGTCATCATCAAATATTTGGAGGACAAGGTCTTGGCCAACCATATCTGATGCGGCACTTAAATCGATCGTAACATACTCACCATCTTCGGCGGCAAGGAAACAACTTTGTTGGTTTTTTCCTTGGTCACGTATAGTGGTGAGTTGCGCGTATGGCGATCTAGTTATCGCATCTTCGAGCATGGCTCTGACGCCCTGTTGACCGTACATCTTCGCATTAGGTTCGCGAAAGATTGTTCGCACAGAATTTACATCCTTTGCGACGAACAGTTGTTCAGAGTAGTCGATAGAAGCCAACTCGTGCTCTGCTTTGCCCTTCTCCCATGCCGCTACATCTATAACGTAACGGTGGAGGAGTATGTCATAATCGTCACCGAGGATATACCTCAGTGCCGACTCTAGCCCAGGATCATATCTTAGGTCTGCGCACTTCTGCGAAAACTTTCGAATTTTCCTCTCACTAACCGTCCCCGGGCCGAAGCCAGGGTAGAACTGTTTCTTATCCAGTTTTATTCCGGTAAGAGCTACAGTCTCGCGCAAATCCGCTACGATGTGAGCTGGCAATCCGCGATGACCAAGAGTATCCTCGTTTTTTCTCCACTTTCGCAGAGATGCGGGAATCAACTCTTCATCAACATACTCGCTCTTCTTTCCAAAGAGAAGGAAAGAAAAAATCCAAGCAAATAAGGCGGCGTCTCCAGAACGAAACCATTCGCAGTACTCGGCAAAAACGGGTTCCTTACGGAAGTCGTCATGCAGAGAGACTACGAAATCACCGAAATCATCGGTGACGACAGAATTCGCAAGTTTATCAGCGAGAGCTGAATGCTTACGAATATACTCAGGCAAGTTTTTCGACATTTTCTTTAAGGTGTCGTGAATTAGCCGAGGAGATTTCTGTCTAGAACTAGGAGAGTCCAGAAGCAAACTGACCCACGAACGAACCAAAATGGAGAGATTAGTTCCATTGATTCCATCGTGTAGGCTTGACAAGTTGAAGTCTTTTATCTGACTCAATCTGTCACGGCCTGCTGGGGTGAACATCTCTACCCGATCATAACGTACGGGTTGAGCTGAAGCATGCGCGTCACACGGCCGGTATCAATTGCTCCGGCTGAAATTGACGCACCAGTGGCTGCGTACACGGCCCCAAGTCCGCCGAGAACTTCGGCAGCAGTGGGACGGTGACGAATTGGGCCTTTAACCCACAGACCATAGGTCACGTCCGAACCGATGACGATATTACTATCACCATCAGTTTCCAGTTGGGACGTCTCAAAAGCAAGAGTCCACTGAAAGGTGGGAATTGCGATCTTCTTGTTCTGTGTCAAACGCGAAGTGATTGCTGCTGGAAGACTGTTGTCCCCAGTGGCATAATCATAAAACGCGAACCCAGGGCCCGAACGGTCGAGGTTAAGCGAGAATGCAGCCTGAGTAAGAGTCATCAGGTCTACATTATTATCGCTAACCGCGGACGGCAGCTTGTTGATGGTGTACGTTGTTGCGGTCATGATTTCCCTTTCGGAAACAAATGGATGAACGTATGCTAGCTACCCAGAAACGAGTAGCCTAAAGCAGCGATTATCCCCCAATTCGGAGGATACTTGGGCGCACCAAAGTCAATCTTAGAAGTACCGAACAGGAAAGGAATCACTCGCGAAGTTTCCCTCGCATAATGTGTAAACTCTCCTGGCGATAGCTCATCGAGGTTATTTGACTCGAGTACAGCCAGAGGTGTTGGGTATTTGATCGTATAGCTGTGTGTGCAGTATTGCACATCCATCATAAGACCAACTATGACGGCATCTATCACATCCAAGCGGCCACCGATGTTAACAAACATATCGACGAGCCAGCTGAACGGGACCAAATCCCAGTCATGTGAAGACCGCGGGGAAAGACCCAAAGAATCAAGCCTCATCAACTTGGTTACAAAGTCTATATGCGTACCCCCCAATCTCACTTTAGATCGAGCCGTGATCTCAACTCCTTCGATACCCATATACTCTCCAATGTCATATTGGAAAGTACCATGAACAGTCTGTGGGAGAGATATGTTTTCGAGAGCACGAGCAACAGAGCCGAGTGACGAAGTCAACTCATCGACGTTGCCGACAAACTTCTGAGTCCCAAAAGTGAACTGGAGCTTTAACCCAGCAAAAAACTTGGCTAAAGATCTGACAGCTTCACTAGGATCTGATTCAGTATCGATCAGTACCTTGATAAGGGGCAAGACGTCCGGCAGGAGGTTTAGGACCTTCTCCGATTGGTAAATGACCTCTAAATAATCTCCCTGCAGAGCGCGATATTTTGAAATTGCGTCGGCATAAGAGAACATCACTGAAGGTCGAAAGTCCGTTAAGCGTTCGCGGAAAAGCTTGTCGTACCCAGATAGAGTGCGACTCCGTGCCTCACGAAAGAGGTCGGGAACTTCTTCGGGGTCTTCCGATGGCTGAGATAGCATCGCAAGAGACCAGAAATAGTCAGCCGTTTCTGTCGAAAAATCTACGTCAAAATTACTCACGGATAGTTCAATCCATCCGAAGTACTCGCTCGAAGCGTAGTTCGACAAAGCCGTGAACCAACGCACGTTGATTGTAGTATGTTGGACAACAGTATAGATCATGTTGCCCCCTACGCTCTGCGTACGTGGTGAAGGGTGGTATACGACACGGAATCTAGTGCGTATCTTGCAAACACGCAGAAGCGTACTTGTTGCGCTATAATGCACATACGAGTACGAATCCTCGGAAGATTTAAAATCCGAGCAAGCGTATAAGTAGGTGCTGAGGTCAGTGTAGCCCCGCACCGCATGTCGATTCTGATATGTGATCTGGGCGTCGCTATAAGCAGGAACGAAATCTTCCAAATACGACAGTTGTCCCGCATCTCCATTCATCAAAGACTCGATACGTTTAAGGACAGTATAAAAATCTTGTCCAATAACGTGTAAAGTATAGGTGTACGGAGTGAACGGACCCTGAAAGCGCCCATCGGCCAAAGTCGGTATGTACCGAAGTTGGAAAATGTTCGCATAGGTCTGATCGCAGACGAGGGCTTCGAAACCCCATCCGAAATCAATCCTCAGTCCTAGATCCCACGTATAGAGCTGCGTAGATTTGGTCGAATACTCACCAGAATGAGATGTATGAAAAGCAGAATTCTCATTTTGAGGCTTCTGCGTGTCAAAATCTGTGATGAGATCGAAAAAACCGCCGATCGGATTGGAATACTTATTGACATCACGTTGATAGTCATAGGTTCCTTTCAAAACGGGCAGCCCGCGCGAAAAAAACTGAAATAGGTTCGACTCCGACGGATATGTTACCGAAGAAGTCGTCTACGTCAGCAGAACGATGAAAGAGAGCAGTCTGAACAATCTGACTGATCCAGTCAGCATAGCCAAAATAGGCATACTGATTGACAGCTAAATTGGTCCAGTTAAGATCCGGGATATTAATGCCCAGATCAAAACTACTCCCACGTCGTGATCTACGGTAAGTAGCCATAAACCACCCGATTTCGCTTCTTTGTAGAGATTAACCTACAAAGAGAACGCTGATCTCCCGTACCATCACTGGTAGGGAAAAACGAAGAAAACGGCGTCACATGCCACCATCCTCGGCCTTTTTAAGACCAAGAATAGTAACTTGTGAGGTCGGTGACTCAGGTGAGGGAATCAACCTCACAGGAGGCAACTGGGTGAATCGCATCCGAATAGATGTGATCTGCCCTTGGCGGATGACACGGAAGCCGAAACCATGATCTCGAAGTAATTCGGCCGCGCGGAAAGCGCGATCGAACGCTTCGTCATCAAAAAGCTCGACTGTCGGGATGGACGTAGAAAAGAAAGTCCATTCTAGATCATTTTCAGTTTCGTGTTCGATTCCAAGTTTAAAACCGGGAGCCGAGAAACTGAGATGAAGACGACGCATCTGTAGCCCTTTCGGGCACGGATGCCCAGTCATACGGATAAAAAGACCAATGAGGCGCCACCAGTGTAATTTCTGGTAGTAACCACTTCAAAACTTTATAAGAAGACGGGGTTACTGTCCGAATGAACGGCGCAAGCCGGTTCTCCACCATTACATACGCGGAGCCGTTATCCTAGTCCCGTTTTTCTAACCTCCTTTATGGAAAGGTCGTTTTGAAACTGGAATCTTTACACACGTGTAGGGAACGATTGAGTGAAAACTCAATAATATCTACATGTACAACCCAATGCAGGGGTCAAATCTGCACAGAGTGAGG